TTGAGGAATTAACAGAGGAATGCAAACAGGATATTCTTCTCCAAGCTCATGCAAGAGGATGGGAGGATGAAGACTGTTGGAGCTCCATCGAAAGATGAAGAATTGAGAGAAAAGTGAGGAGGAAACAAATGTTAAAAGACATTAGAGAATCACGCGGGATGTCCCAACAAGATTTGGCGGAGAAATCAGGGATAAACAAACGAATGATTCAGGCATACGAACAAGGTTATCGCGACATCAACGGTGCGAAACTGTCCACGTTGTTGACATTTGCCAACGCATTGAATTGCCCAATCGATCAGATCGTGACCGATGAATCATTAATTACAATGATCGATATATATATGAACAAATTGTAAATTGACGGAATATTTAGCAATTACCTGTTATTTGCGCAATTTGTCGTTGACATTTGGGGTTGATTTGGTGTATTGTGTATGTGCAATCAAAAATTGCAAAATGGTATTTGAATATGCACGAAAGGAGGTGAAAAGATGGTCAACTTGAAAGAAAAGCGAGAGGCAAAAAACATGTCCCAACAACAGTTGGCGGACGAGGTCGGAATAACGCGTCAAGCGATTTCCAACATCGAAATTGGCGCTGCGAAACCCGACGTCAAAAATGCAATAATCATCGGTCGCGTGTTGGAATTCAATTGGGTGTTATTTTACGACGAGGAGGATTGAATAATGGCAAGTCTTTATGAATTAACAGCAGGTCTTCAGATGCTCTGGGACCTCATGGAAGAAGGAACCCTCGAAGAGGAAATGCTTCTTGACGCATTCAAGAATCAGGAAGAAGAGATCTCCATCAAGCTCGACGGCTATTGCAAGTTCCTCAAGAACCTTGAATCCGACATAGCCGGACTGAAGGCAGAGGAAGACCGCCTCAAGGCAAGACGCAAGGCTATGGAGAACACAAGAGACAAGATGAAGGCCGTCATGCGTGACGCAGTAGTCATCACCGGCGAGAAGAAGATTTCCTGCGGTACATTTACAGTCTCTGTTCAGGCTAACCCTTCAAAGGTCGTCATGGATGAACAGTACATCGAGAACATCCCCGAAGAATATCTCAAGTATTCAGAGCCCGACATCGACAGAGCCTTGATTAAGAGACATATCGAAGCTGGTGTCTTGCCAGAAGGCATCGCACACCTTGAGACAGAAATGGGAGTTCGTATCAGATGAGAAGAAGGACAAGTCAACCGACAGGCGGACAGTGGCTTGAACTATTAAAAAAATATAAGGAGGTTTTTGAGATGATCCCGATTACAAATGGAAAGATTGAGACGGCAAAGAAGGTCGTCATTTATGGACCGGAAGGCATCGGCAAGTCAACTCTGGCTTCGCACTTCCCTGACGCAGTCTTCATTGACACAGAAGGAAGCACCAAGGAGCTCGATGTGGCGAGATATCCGACACCGACTTCCTGGCGCGACATCATCACTGATGTGAAGGATACGGTAAAGGAAAGACCGTGCCATACGATCGTAATCGACACGGCAGATTGGGCGGAACAGCTATGCTCAAAGGCAGTCTGCGAAAAGCTCAACGTCGGAGGTATCGAAGATGTTGGCTACGGCAAGGGCTATACATATCTCGCAGAGATGTTCGGAACATTCCTCAAGGACTGCGACGAGCTGATCAAGGTAGGAATCAATGTGGTCTTCACTGCTCATGCTCAGATGAGGAAATTCGAACAGCCTGACGAGATGGGAGCATACGACAGGTGGGAGATGAAGCTCAACAAGAAGACTGCAGCGCTCCTCAAGGAATGGGCAGACATGGTTCTTTTCTGTAATTACAAAAACACGGTAATCACTGATCAGAACACCAAGAGCAAGAAGGCGACAGGCGGAACACGAAAGATGTTCACCACTCACCATCCCTGTTGGGATGCGAAGAACCGCTACGGACTGCCCGAGGTCATGGACATGGACTTCGAAGGCATCGCACACCTCTTCAAGATTCCTGTTGAGGCACCTGAGGCGAAGGACATGGACTGGACAGACGGGATCGCGAAGAAGGAGAAACTTCCCAAGGTGAAGACCAAGACCTCAGACCCGAGGGAGTTTGAACTGGCTATGCTCGTCAATGGTCTCACCATGGAACAGGTACAGGCATTCTCTGAGGCGAAGGGTAATTTCCCTGGGCTCGACCCACTGGAATACCCACAGACGTACAAGGATGCTCTTATGAAGCTCGATAACATCGAAAAAATAAAAAAATTCGTAAAGGAGAACGAAAATGGCTAAGGAAAGAATCACAGAGGTAGATCAGGATTTGGATTGGGACTGTGGCATCGGTGCAGATGTTCAGACAGGAAGCATCGAACTTCCACCTGTCGGTGACTATAACTTCACGGTCACGAACTTCGAGAAGACTATCTCCAAGTCCGGCAATAAGATGGCGAAGCTCACGCTCGCTCTGGATGTCAGTGGACAGGTTTACTTGAGAGATGTTTATCTTGTTCTCACGACAACGTCACTCTGGAAGCTCGCACAGTTCTTCGAGTGCGTAGGTCTCAAGAAAAAGGGTGTCGACCTTCCGCAAATTCCCTGGGGCAAGGTCCTCGGTTCTGAAGGCCGCTGCCACCTCATTCACGAGGAGTACAACGGATCGCAGGTCGGACGTGTCGACCAGTTCCTTGAGAAGAAGCCTCTGTCGGCTTCCAAGGCGAAGGCCGCACCCATTGACGATGATGATATGCCCTTCGAGCTCTGATGGCCTATGGACGATCTGAAAAATTTACAGGACGCTTTATATTCCATAAAGCCATCAGATCTGACCTATGAGGAGTGGCTGAACGTAGGCATGGCCCTCAAGGACGAGGGCCTGACGGTCAATCTCTGGGATGATTGGTCTCGTTCAGATTCCCGTTACGAATCCGGAATCTGCGCGAAGAAGTGGAACTCGTTCTCCGGCTCCGGTGTCGGGGTCGGAACGATCTTCCACTACGCGGAGACCTATGGTGATTGGTCACGAAGTCGTGATCTGGACTGGGACGATGGTATCTACGAGAGCAATTACTATCGCGACGTGCTTGATACAGAGGAAAAACCGGACGAACAGCCCTGGGAGATGACTCTTCGCTACATTGAGACCATGTATCAGCCCGATGAACCGGTGAACTTCGTGGTCAATTCCGAGTTCCAAGACAAGAGAGGCAAATGGACTCCGATTGGGAACGGAGCTGTCCGCAAGGCAAAGGACATCATCAAGGACATCAAGAAGTACAAGGATCTCGAATATGCTTTCGGAACGATCAACACCGAAGCAGGTGCATGGATTCGACACAATCCTTCCACAGGCTCTCGTGACGAGAATGTAGTCCGTTTCGATCACGTTCTCGTTGAATCCGACAACCTCTCCATTGAAGAGCAGAAGAAGCTGCTCATCAACCTGAAGCTGCCGATCAGTGCCTTGATTGAGTCCGGTGGCAAGTCGGTGCATGCTCTGGTCAAAGTTCAGGCGAAGGATGCTCAGGAGTACGACCAGAGAGCGAAGTTTCTCTTCGACCATCTCTCGAAGCATTCCTTCGTCGTAGACAATGCCAACAAGAACCCTGCGAGACTGTCGAGACTTCCTGGAGCGATGCGCGACGGTAAGCTGCAGAAGTTGCTCGCCACGAACATAGGCTGCTCTTCTTGGGCAGAGTGGATCGACTACATTAATGGGGTTGATGATAACCTACCTGAGATCAAGTCTGCTCATGATATGTTCGACAACCCGACTCCCGAGCCTCCCGCCATCATTGACGGTGTGCTCCGGAAGGGTGCGAAGATGATCTGCACAGGCGACAGTAAGTCAGGCAAGACGTGCCTGCTCACCAACTTGGCAATCTGCATCGCGGAAGGCTGGGACTGGCTTGATCACAAGTGCATGCAGGGCAAAGTTCTCTACATCAACATGGAGGTCATGCAGTCAGACTTCGAGATCAGGTACAGATCTGTATATAAGGCTTACGAGAAGCCTGCTACAGAACAGGGCAAGGACAACTTTGAGTACTGGAACCTGCGAGGCAAAGCAGAGACGCTCGAGAAGCTCGCCCCGAAGATCATCAGGAGATGCCGTAACAAAGAATATCTGGCGATCATCGTCGACCCGATTTATAAGGTGCAGGGCGGTGACGAGAACAGCGCAGAGGCTATAGGTAAATTCTGTGCACTCTTCGACAAGATCGCTGAGGAGACGGGTGCTTCGATGATATACGTACACCATCACGCTAAGGGTGCATCGGGCACAAAGAAGGCGATGGACCGCGGCTCCGGATCTGGAGTGTTTTCCCGCGATGCCGATGCCATCATCGACTTCTCCGGTCTCGTACTGGATTCTAACGCTAAAGAATTGCTCAGAGCCCTGGTCAACACAGAAGATGAGCCGATACCGCTTCGGATGGAAATAGTCTTGAGGTCATTCCGCTCACCTGCTCCCGTGAACATGTTCTTCGAGTTCCCGCTACATGTTATTGACACTACAGGTCTACTCGAAGGCGCAGCTATCGAAGGTTCAGGAGAGGCGAACAGGATGCAGTCTCCGAACAACCAGAGGTCAGACGCAGACAAGAAGGTGATCGTGGATGATTGCTTCGATTCAGTTGTGAAAGCCGACGGGACGGCTAAATTATCTGACATGTACAACAGCCCCGTATGTGATGTCGGACGCGATACATTGAAGCGATACTTGCTTAAATTTTCCGAAGATTATGTTATTAAAGATGGCGTTGTTAGGAAATTATAAAAACTGCTGCTTAACGGGGATTTCCCGTTGCGCAAAAGTTGCGCAAAAACTGCTGCTTAACGGTATATATATATGTTGCGCACTACGTGCTTACCTCGCGATTATATGCGCGGCTTAGAAAGCCGCCGCGCAATAATCACTCAAGCGAATACCCCGTTAAGCAAATTTATTAGGAGGCATTTATGAAAACTACACATCTTGATTTTTATGACGAACAGATAGAGAAAGCCAACGATGCGCTCAGAGGCGGACATAGCGAACAAGCTACACAATACCTGCTTGTATCGATCGCTGAATCTCTCGCGGCTATCGCTGATCATCTCGAGGAGAACGATAATGCCAACGATTAAAGAATACACCGACAACTATGTCAGATGGCGCGAGATGCTTCGACAGAATGCGGAGAGGATCGCGAGATCATCAGAGGCTCGAAAGTTCTTGAACAAAAATTTGAGGTCGGGAGACCCGGAAGAACTCCTGAAGGTGGCGGTCAACTGCATCGCAGACCTTACCGGAGACGAAACGATAAGAAACGAGGTGAACATTAGATGGTGATTCATATCAGACTGGATGGGAACCCGTCATCCGTCACTCAACAACAGAAAGGCGAGACGATCATCAAAGGACACATCCACCACTACGAGAAGAAGAATGTCAGAGAAGCGAAGAACACGCTAAGGTGGCAGCTTAAACCATACGCACCCAAGGATCCGCTCGCCGGTCCGATATCTCTCAAGGTGGAATGGAGATTTGAATTGAAGCGGTGTCGAAAGACAGCATGGAAGGTCACGAGAGCCGATCTGGACAACCTTGAGAAGGGCCTGCTCGATGTCCTGACTGATATGAAGTTCTGGAACGATGATGCGCAGGTTTGTATTAAGCATACCTGCAAGAAGGAAGTCCGGACTGGAGAAGGGTTCCTTGATATAGAGATTAGGCAGATCGGAGGTGATCAATCTTGACCGATAAACAGTACAGTGCTCACGAGTGGCTCAACAAGGCATTCTGGCTCGAGAACACGGAGGTTAAGACATGACGTTCAAAGCTTTTAAGGATATGTTCTACGAGTTGCGTGACCACAAAGCGGTCAGACGTTCGCTCATACGCTCTCTCGAAGTGCTGGAGCAGAATGGGCTGTCTTCCGTCAGCTCCGGTGCGGTCGACTACTCGGCA